AAAATTATCCGTTTCAAAATCTTGTAATCCATATATGTCTGTAACAATACCTGATTCTTCTTTTGTCATTAACTGTTTACTTGGAATAGCGTTTACTACAATAGAAGCATTATCAGCAGTTATGTATAACCTTAGAGTTGCCACAATCTCTCCGCTCTTCTTGACTATAACTTCAGGATCAATTACATCTCCAAGCATTTCTATGACGACAGGTGCATCATCCAATCCATCATTAATGATAAATGTTTTTCCCTCATATGAACTTGAATAGTGATATGGATAAATATAAGGATATACTTTGCCGGTTGCAGTTCCATTTGCTATGATTTCATAAGTCTTTTCTCTTAGCCATAGTGATAACTTTTTGAAAACAATAGTACTTTGTAATGTGCCCGAAATGAGTTCTGCTTTCGTTAGGCTTGCTACATCAACAAAACAATATGCCTTAAATGCATCTGTTTGATAATATAACTTTAGGTCGTCACCACTTTTACTAATGAAATCAACAAAGGCTTTATATCCTATATAACCTTTTAAGAATACAAGTGTTGTCGTTATTTCTGAAAGTGGAATCTTATATTCTGACCTTGAAAAAAGGTTATGATATTCTAAATACTTGGAATCGAGAGCAACCCCTAATCCACTTACTTGAGAGATGTGTGTTTGATTTTTATAGTTAAAGTAGTAAGTGTCACCATATTTGTTTTCTATATAAAATTGCCTAATCAAATCACATTACCTCCTAAAGCTCTATTGATGGAGTCTATATCGAATGTCGGAGATGTCGTATTGATTGTGATATTGTTTGTGTTGCTTGTTGACGAATTCGAATTGGAGTTGTTGACTGTGCTTGATCCTTTTAGATTAAATGTGTCACTAAAAAATCCACCAACCTTACCGAAAAATCCACCAACTTTATCTGCAGCTTTTCCTGCAAAATCACTAATGCCACTCGTAACTTTAGAAGCAATATTACTAATGCCGTCAGTTACACTGCCGAATACATTCTTTATCTTCCCACCGAAGTCTCCAATTTTTGATGGCAAATCTCCAATCCATTCGAATATTTTCTGAATGAACTCGATGATTTTTTGTACAACTTTTAAAATGGGATCCAGGACTGTTTTTAATACTTTAATTGCCGGTACCAAGACAGCTTGTAATATCTCTCCTAGTGTTGTAATTAGAGGTGCTAACATTTCTAAAATCTCAGCAAACATACCGACTTGCATGATAAGTGGCATTAAAATAACATCTAAAATTGGAACAAGTAAATCAACAAGCATGATAACAAGCTCAATAATCACATCGAGTATGGGTTGTAGTGCTGTCATGAGTGCATCTACGATAGAAAGTATTGGTGGTAAAAGCTGCATAAAGGTTTCCATAAGCCTATCAAGAAGCGCTTTGAACTCTTCACTTTGAAATAGTGCCATCGCTAAAATGGCGATTAGCGCGCCTATTCCAAGCGTCGCAAAGTTTATACCTGCTCCTGCGAAAAGCCCCGCAGATCCAACACCCTTAAGCGTCATGGCGATGATATTAAGCAGTGGACCAACTTTACCTATAATAGCTAGAACTGGACCAACAGCAGCAACAAGTCCAACCAATGTAACAACCATCTTTTTGGTATCAGAATCTAAGCTATTCCACCTTGCAATCCAATCTTTCACAACGGGTATCATTTCATCTCTTACTTTGATAATAATAGATTGAAGAATAGGCATCATGGTTGTTGCGATATCCACACCTAAACTTGATAGGGCTTGTTTTGTTCTATCTAGTGCATCTGTAAATTCACCAGCTTGTGCTGCTTGCTCATTAGTAACAATACCAAGATCTCTTGCTTCCTGTCTTAAGTCGTTAATCGTAGAAATCTCACTAGAAAGAATAGGTATAAGTTCAGTTCCAATTTTCTCTCCAAAGAATTCATTAGCAACACCAACTCTTAAGGCTTCATCTTCAACCTTACTTAATGCTTCACTAATAATTTCAAATGCCTCATCAGCATTCTTGCCTTTTAGATCATCAACAGTTAATCCGATCAAAGCTAAACTATCAACAACTTTGCCCGCATTTCCAGTTGCTATATCACCTAAGATACCATTGACTTTAATAAATCCTTTATTAAGACTTTCTATCGATACACCCATAATGGTAGCAACGTGATTCCACTCTTGAAATGCTTCTGCAGTTAAACCTATCTTTTGAGCTGTATCGCCAATTTCATCCGCAGTATAGGCCGCTTTGACTGAAAAGGCTGTTAAAGCAGAAAAGGCTCCTAAAATAGGAACCGTTACAGATTTTGTGAGCGTTGAACCAAGTTTACCAATCTTATCAAATTTAGCATTACTTAATTCTTTGATTTTACCATTGGTTTTACCGAGCTCATTATTTAGTTTTGATATCTCAGCTTCTGTGTATTGTACATTGCGTTTGAGTTTATTGAACTCTTCTTGACTCATATCGCCAATCCGAACAGCCTTTTTAGCTTGTTCAAGTTCTGCATTTTGAGCGTCAAGTCGCTTTTTAGTTGTCGATAATATGTTGTTAAGTTTATCTTGTTTTGACTTCCAAAGATCTAAATTTGAACTATCGTAACGAAGGTTAGTATTAATGGCTTTAAGATCTTTATTTTGTTCTTTGAGATCTTTCTTTATACCATTAAGTTCGTTTTCAAGATCTTTACCATCAAGTGTCAACTTTATGTTTAAACTTTTGACTGTTTCTGCCATTAGTATTCACCTCCAGCGTATAAAAAAACACACCTTTCAGTGTGTTTCAACGTTATTCGTTAGTTTAATCTACTTAATCCTGTTTGTATATCTATATAAAAGCAATGCGCCTATTGCAGATAAAATGAAGCTTCCTATGACAGCAGTATAAAATCCTGACTTAACATCTGCAAGTGGAATAAAGCTAAAGTTCATTCCATAAAATGAAGCGACTAGTGTTGGTATTGATAAGACAATTGTAATAACGGCTAATGCTTTCATTACAATATTTAAGTTGTTTGAAATGATAGATGCAAAGGCATCCATCATACCCGCCAAAATATCTCTATAAACAGAACACATTTCTATTGCTTGATTAATTTCGATTTCCGTATCTTCAAGCAAATCTAAATCATCCTCATATTTTTTAAACTCAGGACTTCTTGTTAACTTATGTACAACAACTTTGTTGGCATTCAAAGCTGTTGAAAAATATACGAGGGATTTGTTCAATTCCATCAAATCAAAAAGTTCTTTATTTCTCATCGAATGATGCAACTCTTTTTCAACATCTTTAGTTTGACTATCTATTTTCTTTAGAAATGAAATATAGGTCATGGCTAATCTATATAAAAACAACAGAGTTAATCTGACTTTTTTATGAGGTTCAATTTTCTTATTTTTGATTAATAAGTCTTTGATGAGATTGGTCTCTTGTGAACTTACCGTAATTAAATGATTTTCAGTATGAATAATGGCAAAAGGTGTTGTCGTATAAGAATTTTTGCTATTCTTGATTGGATCATAAAGTGGCACATCTAATACGATTAATTTTGCATTATCTTCAGAGTCAATATGTGCGGTTTCTTCTTCATCTAGGGCACTCATTAAAAACTCAGTGGGTACATTTAATTTAGATTTCAACCATTCGACTTCATGATTTGTTGGTGCTGTTACTTCAATCCATGAACCACATGCTAGTTCTTGGGTTTCTAAAATATTGATGTTTGTTTTTTCTAGTTTCTTGCTTGTTTCATAATATTGTCTAATCATTGCTCACACATCCTTTTGGAGCAATTAGACATAATATCTTTTCCATTTTAATCTCCTCCTAATTTATATTTTTTTTCTCATTAGAAGGTAATTTGAACGTGATTAACTAACACTCTCGCAATCAACGTGCGAATGTATATTAAAAATAATATAGATTGACAGATTCAAATTACCCTGTTGTATTCGCTCGTGATCCGATTCCATTAGTTATTCACCTCCTTAACATCATGGTAATTATACCACGCTATCATTCGTTTGAAAATACCAAACTACAGTAAAAAGGTGTCTATGTCTTTTTGATTTGCATACCTCGATCCTTTGTTGCCATAAATTACTTTCATTTCTAATTCAACCATCTCAAAGTATGTCTCTAAATCAAAACACTTTGAATCCTCAATCGAGATTCCTAAATGAGCAAGATTAAAGATAATATTTGCTGTGATATTTTCATCATTTGCTTTTGATGTCTGATTGGGGTGTGGATCCTTTTTGAAACGTACCGAGCATTTCACCTATCGCATTCGTCAGATTTTCTAATTCATCTTGATTGCTTAAAAGAGAGAAATCGAGCGACATCAAGAAGTCATTATAAGATTGTTTGTAGAATGGTCTGTGTAGTATATAGATGATCCTAAAGATCGTATCAATCACTGTTGAAAGATCTTCTTCTTTTTTACTACTTGATTTCTCAAGTTTTTTTATATCACTAAACAACTCAGTTGAGAATACATTACGATAATCAATAATCGTAAATAGTGATGAATGCAGACGATACTCCTTATCGCCAAGTTTAAGTACTTTTTCCATGATTTACTCCTTAGACAAACGTTGGTAAAGATGGTGCTGTCGTTAAGAATGTACTATAGTTACTATCACCTACACCTGCAATAACTCTCAAAATTAGATTGTTACCAGATTCGATTGGTCTTGCTGTAATATTAAGTTCTATCGAATTTGCTTCAATCGAATCACCTTTTGATTTACTTGAGTCTCCTGATGGAGTTGCAGTGCATAAGTAATACCATATACGACGTGCTTTAACATCACCTTGAATCTCATATCCAAGTGCAAATGTCTTTGTCTCTGCATTGAGTATTTCAACTAAGTTACCATTCGTATCTTCTAAGAATCCAAAGATATCTTTTTTAAAGGCTTCATCAATTTCTGTAAACTTGAGCGTGACATTCGATCCGGAATTGGATACCAATGTTGCAATGACTTTATCATCTGCATATACTTGTGAGCTTCCCCCGATGGCTTCAGTTGTAATTTCTTGTGCACCTTCTAATCTTTTTGGTGTTGCAAAGGTCCAGCTGCCATCAACTGCCTGTGTTGCAAGTGCGTAATGTACGTTTGTTAAACCAAATGTTACTTTATTACCCATTTAAAAAACCTCCTGTTTAATTTCATAAATTCTGTTGATAGATCCATCTTCATTGACGAACTCTGACAATAAATCATATTCATAGCCCATAAAATATAAGGCTGCTTCTAATCTTTCTTCTAGTGACAAATCTTTCTTCTCAGTAATTAAACTGATTTGAAAAGTTGCAATTTTTGCAATAGATTTGTCATCTGCATAAACAATTGCTCGATTTGTTATTTCCTGATAAATAATGTAGTTTGGATCATTTTCTAATCCTACTCTCGTTCCATATGATACTTTTCCAGGAATGACTGAATTTAATGTACTATATAAAGCTTCTAACTTTTCTTGCATTACCCATCACCCTTTTCAATAATTGATTTGATATCTTCTAGCATCTTTGGAGTAAATAAATCGTAGGCTGGTCGCATGAACGGTCTTGGTCCTACATATTTACCACTTCGGTGTGTGAAACCAAACTCAAGTAAGTGTGTTAGTTTTCCTTTTTCACTTGAAAAAATAACGATGGATTTATTGATTCCACTGCCTTGAGATTCAGCAACGAATGAATCAGCAAAAGGTTTCGAACCACCACTTCTAGGTGCATTCGATTTGATATACTTCACAATTTCATTTGCCGTCTCATCAAGTTTCTTCTCAAGTCTAAGAATTACCTCTTGGGCATACTCATCAACCATATCAGATATAGCAAATCCAAGTTCATCAAGAGTAATCAATGATATCACTCTTTCTAATATTGGTTTTACTTAAATAAAGTTCTATGAACTGTCCAACCTGATATATTCGCTCAATTTTATAGATATTGCCATCAATGTCTGCGTACTGACTTTGATTAAAAAGAAAACCCTGAATTTTAAGTGCCAAGTCTATCTTGATATCAGAACGCTTACTCTCATAATATTCATTCGAAGTGATACTAAAATTAATACCGATGACTTCTTTAGAGGAATGCAATTGAAAGCTGGATGTACCTATTGAGTTTTGTATTTGATTCAGAGTTAACAATTTCAATCTAATATTAGGTGAGTTAGGATACATTTTCATCTGCTCCTTTTGTTAACGCAATTTGTCCCACTAACATGTCAAATGTTTTAGGTAGTTCTTTTGCACTGCCATCATTTTTAAATCCAAAGAATGTCTTTACATAAATAATGATGATCGTACTTACCATTGGGTTTGTTTCGTCATTGATGTAAGAAGGATCAATCCCACAACTCGTCAAGTATGCCTTGCAGCTACTTATGTGAGTGGATAACTCATCGTCAGCATATGTTTCTGATAGTGGTATAAGTAGTGCTTTTTTTACAATGTCTAGTATTGCCATGAGATCAATCCTTTCTTTACGATTCAATGACTAGCTTCAGTTTTTAGGCTGCAGCTTTCTTTTTAATACGAAGGAATCCGTTATAGCCGACTACGTTACCACCAGTGAATACTGATGCTTTGTAACTGATGATGCCATCTTTGAATTTGTAATCCGTAGACTTACCGATTTCAACTGGTGAGAATACTGGAACTTCGTAGTTCTTAAGTGCACCATACGCGATACCGTATTCACCCGCTGTTGTATTGCTATCGGAAATTGCTTTACAATGCGAATTGATGATATATGGAATGCCGTCAATAGTCTTGTTCACATAATCAATTGTATGAACTTTACGACCTTCTTGCGTCTTAAGACCAGCAAAAGCACGCAAGTCATTCTTATTCAAGATAAGGACTGCTCCACCTTCAATTTCCTCATCTCCACCGTAGGCAAAGACAATATCATCAAGTGTGGAATCCGTAATCGCTTCAATTTCAAGAGGAGCTTTATCAGCAAGTGCGACAGCTGCATCACTAAAGATACCTGTAAATGTGTTCGTGGTTCCAGCACCACGTAGGATTTGTTCACTGATTTTCTTTTTCAGTGAGATGTTGATGTTACGTAATACTTCTGCTTGATAAGGAATAGCAGGTAGTTTTTCAAGTTCTTCTGTGATTTCTGTATAAGCAGTAATCTTCACTTTGGAAATTGTCAAATAACCAAATGCAGGTTCCGTTTCACTATAAGGTTGTCCTTCGAGTGTAGTCCCAGCAATACCGTTTGATTTCACAAATGATTTCTTATACGTTTCTCCACCGTTTAGGTTGATAACATTTACGCGATCAACAAGCGTTGAAACTTGTGCAAATGGAGCTGGTGCTAATCCTGAAGCGGTGTGGTCCGGTAACAAGATCTCTTCACTTGATACTTGAATAACTCTTGATTCACGTAAACTAGCTGCACGTTGTTCTAGTTTCTCTTTATCAACTTTAGTGCGGTTATCGATAACAATTGGTTTGATTTCTGTTTTACTAGCAATCGCCATTTTCTTATCAATGACACTTCGTTCTTCTTGAAGTTCTGTGGTTTCAGTTTCCAATGCTTCAAGAGTGGTAATATCTGTTTCATTATCTGCAAGACCTCTGATCTCAGTCAGTCTTGACTCGATTTCTTTTCGTCTTAATTCTAAATTCATGCTTTTCTTCTCCTTTAAATTTGTGATTTAATTTTGATACGTTTTTTGATAATTCTTGATTTTTGTTCTTGCTCTGCTAACTCCATAGCCTTTAGTTCTAACTCCATAGATTCTAAAGAACGAGCGTATATACTAGTTGCATCATATGCCGGAGTATCCACAACCGACACATCATACAACCTTTCAATTTTTGTAATGGTTCTCTTTGGTATTCTGCCTTCACGATTCCATACTTGTTCATCTACTGTAAAAGCAAAACTCATTTTATCCAACAAACCACTTCTTACCATCTTATAGATGTCTTGATTCGTATTGGTATCCAATAATTCTGCACGGACTTTCAAACCAATACTATCTACCGTAAGTGATAAAGATTGATTCTTAGTTCTGGCAATAATTAAAAAGGAGTCCATATGATTATATTTCATAGGAACATCCTTCATTTTCGTATCACGTAGTGCTCTTGAATCAATTTCTTCTATGAAGCCGTATTCTTCATCACCGATTAAGGTTTCATTATTAAAGACTAATGCATAACCTTCTAATATCATTTTGTCATCTTCTTCATGAAGGGTGACATCAGCGAGTCTAGTTTCCTTGATCATTATGTCTGACCTCTACTTTCTTTGTTTTGGATATGGGTTGCTTTTGATATTCATATTCAAGCTCTGAGTCTTTATAAAAAAGTGACTCGAGTTTTTCTTTCTTGCAATAATCATCAATGATGACCGTTTTTGCTTTTTGCGTTTCTAAAATGACTTTTAATGCATCTTCTGATATCTTTCCATTAACTGTTATCTTCATCTATGGGTTCCTCCGTTCCAACTTGGTATTGATTTGCTTTATCTGCATCGACAAAGTTTAAAGATTGAAGTCGTTTGTTTCCACCTTCGATAGGTTCTAATCCTAGTAACGCTCTTGATTCATTGAGCGACATAATGCCAAGACTCATCAACTTTTCAATTGCAGCTACTTTAGTATTCCATGAAGCGTATTGTAATCTTTCACTATAAAAGATAATCTCTTCACCACGTTCCAACTGATTATTGGTAAGCAGACCTATAGAAAAAGCTTCGCTAAGTTGTATAGCTAAAGGCTCTATGGTTGATTCATAAAAAGAATTAAATTCTTCTTCTGTATATTTGCTAGTAAATATAGGAACCGATACTCCAAAGTAATCTAAGATTTTAGCTTGTAAGAATTCAAGTGTATCCTTATCAATAAGCTTCGGATCAACATCTAAAGGAATGTATTCCGACTTTAAATCAATAGGAATAATTGAACTCCCTTTTAGACTTACCGACTCAGACAGTGCTGCGTCAAATAACTCACGCTGTTTCTTCTTATCCGTTTCTGATAACATTCCATTCATCTTCAAGATACCCTTGATTTGCATGGATGACTTTATTGCATTATCGATTCCTTGAAGTAAGCTATCATTAATGGATATGGTTTTAAGAATTGCTTCATGGTCACCAGTGGATCCTGTACCACCGAAGATATCATTCTGTCCAAAATGGCGTCTTAAATGAATGACATTATCATAGGGCAATATGTATGACTCTCCATTATCGAACAAGAATTTGATGAAGTAAGTATCTGAGCTATCAACAATGATTTCTACAGTGATCGGTCTTAATGGATAGATACCTTTTAGTTCACCTGTATCTTTATCGAACTTCGGATAAACAAACGCATTATCATTCAGCAATAGCAAAGTAATCGTTTTGTAGATGAAGTCATAT